TAGACATCCAATACCAACAGGTATTGAGGGTATTGATGAAATCATGGATGGTGGTTTGGCTAAAGGTGAGTTAGCATTAGTTATTGCACCACTTGGTGTTGGTAAAACAACTTTCTTAACTAAAGTTGCTAATCAAGCATATCTTACTGGTAAAAATGTTTTACAAATATTTTTTGAGGATAAAGAAAAAGCTATTCAAAGAAAACATTATACTATTATGAGTCAAATACCATTATCTGATATTAGCAAAACCGAAAATAATGGTATTATTAAATCAAGAATTGAAGCAATTAAAAAAAGATTATTGGTTGATGGTGAAGAAAAAAATCATTTATTTTTACAAAAATTACCAGCCGATGGTGTTACAGTAACTAAAATAAAAAACATAATAAAAAAATTAAATTCAAAAGGAACTAAGATTGATTTATTAGTTTTAGATTATGTTGATTGTTTATCATTGGAAAAAGAAACAAACAACTCCGAAGAATGGTCTAATGAGGGTAAAATTATGAGATTATTAGAAACCATGATTGAAGAAGTTGGTGTTGCTTGTTGGACAGCCACACAAGGTAATCGTGCCTCAACAAGTGTTGAAGTTGTTAGAACTGAAAATATGGGTGGTTCACTTAAAAAAGCACAAATTGCACACTTTATTATGAGTATTGGTAAAACATTAGAACAAAAAGAGGCTAATGTCGCAACAATGTCCATATTAAAGAATAGATTAGGTTCTGATGGTATGATTTTCCAAAATTGTAAATTTCATAATGGTTTACTTGAGATTGACACCGCTGACCAAATTAGTGAAAAAGGTTTTGAACAAGAAAAAGAAAGAAAAGCAAAAAATAGACAGAAAGAACTATATCAAGAAGAACTGAGAAGAATACAAGAAAACCAAGAAAATAATTAAAAAAAATTATTATTAACCAATATTTATTTTAACAAATTACAAAAAAAATATGATTTTAAGAAGCAACGATTTAACAAAAAGATATTCTATTTTCCCCATCACACATCCAGATCTATGGGAATTTTACAAAAAAGCTGAGAAACAAACATGGGTAGCCGAAGAGATTGATTTATCAAAAGATAATTATGAAAAATTAAATGAATCTGAAAAACTTTATTTAAAAAATATATTAGCATTTTTTGCGATATCTGATGGTTTAGTTATAGACAACTTAGCCACAAATTTTTTAGGTGAAGTTGATTTACTTGAAGCACAATATTTTTATGGACACCAAACATTTATTGAACAAGTACATGCGAACGGATATTCATTATTGATTGAATCGTATATTAAGAATGAAAAAGAAAAAATGGATTTATTTAATTCAATGGAAACTTCACCTGCTGTATCAGCTAAAGCATCTTGGGCTGAAAAATGGATAAGCCACCCATCATTTGTACATAGATTAATTGCATTTGCTTGTGTTGAAGGTATTTCATTTAGTTCAGTTTTCGCTGGTGTTTTTTGGTACCGATCAAGAAACAAAATGGAAGGGTTAGCTGGTATGAATGAATTAATTCTTAGAGATGAAACATTACATTACGAATTTGCTGTAAATTTGTATAATAAGTATGTAATTAATCAGTTACCAGCAAATGAGGTTCGTGAAATTATTTTATCATGTTGTGCTGTTGAGCGAGTTTTCGTTGAAAATAGTATGCCAAATGGTTTAATTGGTTTAACAACTGACATGATGGAAACATACGTTAAATATGTTACCGATATTGTTTTAAAAGATTTTGGTTTAGAACCTGAATTTAATGTTAATAATCCATTAGATTACATGGCTAGAATTGGTCTTTCAGCTAAAAACAATTTCTTTGAACAAAGAATTGGGCAATATACTAGAGTAGATATACCAACAACAAGTGACGGTATTTTTGATGATGAATTTTAATAAAAAAAAATAATTAGTAATGAGGATTAAAAAAAGAAATGGTGAATTTCAGGCTTTTATGCCTAACAAAATTTTAAGTAGAATTAAAAGTAGTGCTAAAAATTTAAATGTTGATTGTGATAGTTTATTTACGGAAGTTGTACCATTAATTTATGATGGTATGACCACAACTGAATTAGACGAGTTAATTGCTTTTAAATCAGCTGACAAAGTAATAAATCACCCCGATTATTCAACATTGGGTGGTAGATTATTATTGAGTAGACAATCTAAATTAATTGGTAAAGAATTACAACCTGTTGATTTAACATACGATTTTTTCGCTGCGACAACTTTCTTAAAAAAATATGCTAAAAAAGAAGGTAACACACCAATAGAATTACCGTCTTGTATGTACGAAAGAGTATCTAAACATTTAGCTAATTCTGAAGTTGAAAAACAAATGTTTATTGAAGAGTTAACCAACAAACGTATGAATTTTGCTACACCAATTTATACTAATGCTGGTATTGACAAAAGAAATGGTATGATTTCTTGTAACTTAACAACACTTTATAGTGATAGTATTGATGGTATTGAAGATACACTAACAAAAATATCATACGCATCAAAAGAAGGTGCTGGTATTGGCTTATTAATTGACCCATTAAGAAGTAAACATTCAATGGTAGGTTCATTTAATGGTAACGCTGGAGGTGTTGTGAGATTAGCTGACATGGTTCAAAGTAAAATGAGATTTTACAAACAAGGTAGCCGTTCAGGTAGTTGTGCTTTATACTTATCATTATGGCACCGTGATATTATGGATTTCCTTGAATTAACTTTACCTATCGGTGATGAGCAATTAAGAACTCGCGACTTATTCCTAGCTGTTGTTGTTAATGATCTATTTATGGAGAAATTAATAAACAATGAAGATTGGTATATATTTTGCCCAAATGATATTGAAAAAGCTGGTTTAAAGCCATTACATGACACTTGGGGTGATGAGTTTGTTTCAGAGTACAATAAAGCTGTGGAATTAGGTTTAGGTACACCAATTAACCCAAAAACAATTTGGGATGCTATCATTAAAGCGCAAGTTGAAAGTGGTAGACCATATGTTTTCTTCAAAGATAACGCGAATAAGAGAAACATGCAAAGAAATATTGGTGTTATTAAACAAAGTAACCTTTGTATAGAAATTACAAACGTTTCAAAACCTGGTTATACATCACAATGCACACTAGGTTCAATAAATCTAGCTGAACATGATACTTTAGAAACAATTCAAAAAAGTACAAGAGTTATGGTTAGAGCGTTAAATTCAGTTATTGATAGAAACAAATGGAGTGATGATTGGAGTGAATTAGCGGGTTTAGACCAAAGATCTTTAGCAATTGGTGTTGCTGGTTTGGCTGACTTCTTTGCTAAAAAGAAAATAGCATTTGAAAGTGAAGAAGCTAAAAAATGGAATAATGATATTTTTGAAGCGATGTATAAAGCAGCGGTAACAGAATCGATGATCATGGCTAAAGAACAAAATAGAACATATCCATCGTGGGAAGGTAGTCCATACTCTAATGGTGAAACATACATTGAAGGGTGGAGTCCTTTAGCTCCAGGTGAACCAATACCTATGTTAAATTCATTATTATTAGGTTTAATGCCAACAGCATCTTCAGCTATTCTATTAGGTGTATTTGAATCATTTGAACCCGTAACATCGAATCTATTTACTAGAAGAGTTGGACAAGGTGAGTTTTTAGTGATAAATAAACACCTGGTTAGTGATTTGGATAATATTGATTTATGGAATAATGATATAAAAAATAAAATTATTGCAAATGGTGGTAGTGTACAAATGATAAATGAAATACCACAAGAGATTAAAGAAAGATATAAAGATGTTTGGGAGATATCACAAAAAACATTATTGGAATTATCAGCGATTAGAAATAAATTTGTTGATCAATCACAATCATTAAATGTATATCATGCTGATGCTAAATATTCTAAAATATCAAGTGCGTTAATGTATGCGTGGAAAACTGGTTTAAAATCTGGTGTATATTATACCAGAACCAAATCAAAAATAGAAAACAATTCAAAATTATCGAGTGGTAGTTCCAACGAAGTACAAAAAAAACCAGAAAATACCCAATTTGAATGCTTTGGATGTTCAAGTTAATAAAAAAAGCCACCTTTTTGGTGGCTTTTTCTTTACAATAAAATATTATTTCTTACTATTTATGAATAAAATAAAACCATGAATATTAGGAAGAATACATACGGGATTAATTTCCCATTTACAGATAGTGAAAATGGTGATTTTTTATCATTAACCGAGATTCCTGAAAGAGAAATTAAATCTAATTTGATACATTTATTATTAACTAGAAAGGGTAGTAGATATTATTTACCAGATTTTGGTACTAATTTGTATCAGTATATATTTGAATTTATTGATGAAATAACAATAGCTAAAATTGAGGATGAAATTAATGATGCTGTTGAAAAATATATACCTAATTTAACCATCACTAAAATTAATATCGACTCTTATTTCAACAACCCAGAATATAGTGAAGTAAGTAAACAAAATTCAATTAAAATAACGATCGATTATACGATAACAAATCGTACTTTCCAATCATCAGATAGCATAACATTATTATTATAAAATGGCAAATCAAATTAATTACAGTAAAAGAGATTTTGCTTCATTAAGAAATGAGCAAATTAACTATATTAAACAATATTATCCAGGTTTAGTACAAAATTTTAATGATGCTTCAATTTTATCTGTCTTATTAGATTTAAATGCGGCTATAGCGGATAATTTACATTTTCATATAGATAGAGCATTACAAGAAACAGTTTTAGATTACGCACAAGAAAGACAATCATTGTTTAATATAGCAAAAACATATGGTTTAAAATTACCAAGTAGATCTGCTAGTATTGCTGTTTGTGAATTTAGTATTCAAGTACCTGTAAGAGGTGATGCTGAAGATGCTAGATATTTACCAGTATTATACTCAGGTTCTCAATTTTTATCTGGGGATAATTCATTTGAATTATTATACGATGTTGACTTTGCATCTAATTTTAATGTTTCAAACAGAATTGATAGAACCAAGACACCGATTTTTGTAAACGGCGTTTTAACTTCATATAGAATAACTAAAACTGGTATAGTTGTTGCTGGTGCTACAAGAGTATATACACAAACAGTAACAACAACAAGACCATTTTATCAAATTACATTACCAGAAAATAATGTATTATCTATTGAATCAATAATACATAAAAATGGAACAACTTTCCAAACATTACCAACACAAGCTGAATTTAAATCAACTATAAATAAATGGTATGAGGTACATTCATTAGCTGAAGATAGTGTTTTCATTGAAGATCGATTAACACCACCCGTTAATGGTATTTATCAGGGTAATTATGTAAAAACAGATAGGAGATTTATAAAAGAATACACACCAAATGGTTTTTGTACCTTAACTTTTGGTTCAATGACGAATCAAGGTTTAGATATTTTAGATGATTTTGTTGATGCTGGTAATTTCGATTTAAAAAGTTTTGTTGATAATAACAGTTTAGGTTTGGCACCAATAAACAACACAACATTATATGTTAGATACAGAATTGGTGGTGGTATTGAGACTAATATTGGTATTAATACTATTGATACTGTTGGTCAGGTTTCTTTAAATCTTAACGGACCTGATGAACAAATAAATACAATTGTTAGAAATTCATTAACAGCAATAAATGTTACACCAGCGATTGGTGGTAGTGATGAACCTTCGATCGAAGAATTAAGAAACTATATATCATATAATTTTGCTGCACAAAATAGAGCAGTAACACTACAAGATTACAAAGCGATATTATTAGGAATGCCAGCTAAATTTGGTGTACCAGCAAAAACTAGTGTTTCACAAGTCCAAAATAAAATAAATGTATCAGTACTTTCAACTGACAATGAAGGTAATCTAACAAATAGCGTAACATCAACTGTCTTAGAAAATATTGCAAATTATTTATCAAGATATCGAATGATTAATGATTATGTTGTTGTGAAACCAGCGGATGTAATTGATGTCGCTTTTGAGGTTTCAGCATTAATGGAAAGTGGTACACAAGTAAATGTTATTGCAAACATAATTAATTTAATATCAAATGAATTTAGTAAGCAAAATATTGATTTAGGACAGAGTTATATTATGGGTAGTTTAATTAAGAAAATTTCACAAATAGATGGGTTGATAAGTTTAAATTATATAAAAGCTTTTAATCGTGTTGGTGGAAATTACTCATCAAGTAGATTAAGTGATGATTTACTTATTAATATAGATACTGGTGAAATTGATTTAACTAGTGGATTAATAAGAGTTACAACTGATCAGATATTACAAATAAAATCACCAGAAATTGATATTGTTGTAATACCAACAACACAAAATTTATTAGCATTATAAAAAAATGGAAGAAAGAAATATAAGAATACCTCTTAATCTTAATGACCCAGAAAAAGTTATAAACGTAAAATTAGACCAAGAGTTTGACAATTTAGAAATACTTAGTCTTAAAATAACAAATTCTGAAGCATATACAAGGCATTGTTCAGATTTTGGTGTTATTGTTGGTAGAGTTGTTTTAAATAATGGTTTTGGTGTTCAAAATGCTAAAGTTAATATTTTTATACCAATTACCGATGAGGATGCTGAAAGATCAGAAATAACTGAAATTTACCCATTCAATAGTATTGACACAACATATACTAACGGTGTTAGATATAATTTATTACCAAGAATTAGAAATACAAAAAATTCTAGTCATAGAGCTATTGGTAATTTCCCAGACCCTAGTGATTTCACAAATTATCCACAATATAAAGAAGTTATGGATAAGTATTATAAATTTACAACGACAACTAACGAATCTGGTGATTTTATGATCTTTGGTGTGCCTATTGGTCAACATGATATTATTATGGATTTTGATGTTTTCGATACAAATTCTTTTGAAGTAACAGCTAATGATTTGGTTGAACAAGTTTCATTAAACAATAGTATTGATCAAATATTAGCTTTATTAAATGCTAATGCAAATACAAACGAAGACATAACAACAACCAATAGGGTTCCTGGATTTAATTATTTAGGTAATAACAATTATGAAGTTGAGGTAAAAACCAATTTAGATGAAATGCCTAATATTTTTCATCAAGTAAAAAAAATAACCGTTTCTCCTTTTTGGGGTGATGGTGATATATGTGATGTTGGTATAACTAGATGTGACTTTAAAATTAATTTTAAATATACACCAAC